TGCTGAAGCTGCTGAGTGTTATCTTTGCGAATAGCTGATATAGTTGAGTACTCTCCAACAAAACATGCTTTTATAAATTCTATTGGTGCACATAATGTTGCTACGCTAGAAGAATTAAAAGAATTATACCTTCACGACTTTGGTATATTTATAGAACTATTGCCAGATGAAGAAGAAAAAGCTATATTAGAAAATAATATACAAATGGCATTGCAACAAAAAACCTTAGATATTGATGATGCTATAGACTTAAGAGAGGTTAGAAATATTAAGCTAGCAAATCAATTACTTAAAGTTAAAAGAAAAAAGAAAATAGAAAGAGACCAAGCAATACAACAACAAAACATACAGGCTCAAGCTCAAGCTAATCAACAGTCGCAACAAGTGGCTGCTGAAATGGAGTTGCAAAAAATGCAAGCAAAGTCTCAAAGTGAAATACAACTAGAGCAAACAAAGAGTCAGCTTCAGTCTCAGTTTTTACAAAATGAAGTTAGTGCTAAAAAAGATTTGATGCAGTTTGAGTTTGATTTAAATTCTAAAATGAAAGAGTTAGAGTTACAAACTAGAAAACAAAGTGAAACTGAAAGAGAAGATAGAAAAGATAAAAGGGTAGATCAGCAGGCTATGCATCAAAAAGAAATGATACAGCAAAGAAAACAGGGTGACTCGTTTAATAAATTTGAATCATCAGGTAATGATATACTTACAGGAGGAGTGGACTTAGATAGGTTCGACTCTTAATATTTAATATTTTATAAAATTTTATTATGGCAGAAGAAAATAAAGAAGTTGTTGAAGAAACAACTGAGCAACCTATTGAAGAGGTTGTAAATGAAAAAACAACTCAACCAAGAGATGAAGATGGTAAATTTATATCTAAGTTTGATAGCTATGAAGATCCTAGCGTTACTAAAATAGACTTAGATAAACCACCTACTCAAGATGAGAAAACTGAAAAAGCTGAAACGCCACAAGAAGATGTTAAGGCTAAAACAACAGAAACTAATGAAGAGCAACCTACTATAGAGGAAGTTGTTGAAGAAGTTATTGAAAATAAAACAGTTGAAGAAGTAGAAGAAGCTGTAGAAGAAGCTGTTGAAGAAGCTGAACAAACAGGCAAACCACTACCAGAAAACATACAGAAGCTTGTAGATTTTATGGACGAAACAGGTGGTGACATACAAGACTATGTTAATTTAAATAGAGATATATCTAAGTTAGATGATACTGATGTATTAAACGAGTATTATAAATCTACTAAATCTCATTTAAATAATGAAGAGCGAAGTTTTTTAATGGAAGATATGTTTGGTATTGATGAAGAATTAGATGACGAAAGAACTAAGCGTAAAAAAGAAATAGCCCTCAAAGAGCAAGTTGCCGAGGCTAGAGCCTACTTAGACGGGCAAAAGTCTAAATACTATGAAGAAATTAAAGCTGGAAGCAAACTCACTAGTGAGCAGCAGAAAGCTATAGATTTTTTTAATAGATACAACAAAGATCAAGAGAATCAAAAGAAGGTATCTGAAGCAAATAAAAGAACATTTTTAAATAAAACTAATAATCTTTTTAACGACCAGTTCAAAGGTTTTGAATATAATGTTGGAGATAAGAAATATAGGTTTAACGTTAAAGATGTTGATAAGGTTAAAACAACACAAAGCGATCTTAATAATTTCGTCAACAAGTTTGTAGGCGAAGATAATAAAACTATTGAAGACACTGCGGGTTATCATAAATCTTTATTTACAGCTATGAATGCTGATACTATTGCTAAACATTTTTATGAGCAAGGTAAAGCTGATGCTATAAAAGATAGAGTTGCTAAAGATAAAAATATAAACTTAGAACCTAGAAAAACACACGGCGAAGTTAACGTTGGGGGCGTTAAGTATAAGGTTATAGGTGATTCTTCTTCTGATATTAGAAATAGATCTTTTAAAATTAGAAAGAAAAATTAACTTTAAAAATTTATAATTATGGCAATTTCAAATCCAGGTAATGGGTTAAATAGCGTGCCTGCTCCAAAGAAGCAAACGTTAGAAACTAATTACTTAGACCTTTCATCTACGGATGGTTGGGGTCAACAATACGTGCCAGACTTAATGGAGCAAGAAGCTGAAGTTTTCGGACCGAGAACTATATCAGGTTTCTTATCTCAAGTCGGCGCAGAAGAGCCTATGACTGCAGATCAAGTTATTTGGTCAGAGCAAGGTAGGTTACATTTATCTTACAAAGGTGTTTTAGTAAACGCTACAGGTGGTACTCAAAGTGCTGGTACTATAAAAATTCAAGCTGATATAGATGAAGCTGAGGATGTTACCGGCGGTTTAACTACTCACGGTATTAGAGAAAATGACACTGTTATTATTTCTAGTTCTGAAGGAGTTTGTAAGGCGCTAGTTTATGATGTTAGTACTCACACAATATCTGTTGCTCCTTATGGATCACAAGCTACGTTAGGTGATATAGGTTTTGCTGATACTTCTACTAATAAATCTATAACTGTACTAGTTTATGGTTCTGAGTTTGCAAAAGGCAAAGCTTATGGCGTTGCTGGTACTGCAACAAGTAGAGGTGCTAACGAACCACAATTCAAATCTTTTACTAATAAACCAATTATTATGAAAGATTACTACGAAGTATCTGGATCAGACGCTTCAAGAATTGGTTGGATCGAAGTAACTTCTGAATCAGGACAAGGTGGATATCTTTGGTACTTAAAAGCTGAAGCTGATACTAGAGCTAGATTTAACGATTATGTTGAAATGGCAATGCTAGAATCAGAGCTTGGTGTTCCAGGAACTGACTTTGTTGATAATGCTCTAGGATTAACTGGAGCTAACACAGCTGTTGCTACCACTGGTACAGAAGGTTTATTTGCAGCTATTGAAAAAAGAGGTAACATTACTACTGGCGTAACCGGCGTTAATGCTGCTACTGATTTAGCTGAGTTCGATGCTATACTAGCTGAGTTTGACAAGCAAGGTGCTATTGAAGAATACATGATGTTTGTTAACAGAGCTACTAGTTTAGCTATGGACGATATGCTTGCTTCAATGAACTCTTATGGAGCTGGAGGTACTTCTTATGGAGTGTTTGACAACGACGAAGACATGGCATTAAATTTAGGTTTCTCAGGATTTAGAAGAGGTTCTTACGACTTCTACAAGTCTGATTTTAGATACTTAAATGATAAAGCTACAAGAGGAAGTATTAATGATGCTAATACTGCTAATGCAATTAGAGGAGTTATGATTCCAGCTGGTACATCTACTGTATACGATCAGCAATTAGGTAAAAACCTAAAGCGACCGTTCTTACACGTTAGATATAGAGCTTCTTCAACTGATGACCGAAGAATGAAAACTTGGGTTACTGGTTCTGTTGGAGCTGCTACAGCTGCTTTAGATGCAATGCAGTTACACTTCTTAACTGAAAGATGTTTAATCACTCAAGGTGCAAACAACTTTATGTTGATGAAGTAAGACTATTTATTTATAAGGGCGGTCTAGTATCGCCCTTATATTTTTTTAATTTTTATTATATTATATTATGGCAAAGAAAAAAGAAACAACTAAGGTTGAAGAACCTATAGTTGAAGAAACAATAGCTGTTAAAGAACAGCCGGTTGTAAAAGAACAACCAAAGGTTGAAGCTCCTAAAATAAAAGCTAAACCAAAAAATACTTGGGAAATAAAAGATAGAATTTACTATTTAAAAGGAAATAAAAAACCTTTATCATACTCTATTAGAGCTTCTAATTTATTTTGGTTTGACGCAGAAAAGGGTTATGAAAGAGAAATAAAATATTGTCAAAATCAAAAAACAGTTTTTGTTGATGAAATGGTAGGACAGCAAAGACTTGAGCATATTATTTTTAGAAGCGGTAGTTTGTTTGTACCTAAAGAGCAAACTACTTTACAAAAGTTTTTATCATTATATCACCCACAAGCAAACGTTTTGTTCTACGAGTTTAAACCTGTAGCTATAGCTGAAGATGATATAGATAGACTTGAAATGGAAGCTGATGCAATACTAATGGCTAGGCAAATGGATATTGATATGATAGAAGCTATTATGAGAGTTGAGGTTGGATCAAAAGTAAATCAATTAAGTTCTAAAGAATTAAGAAGAGACTTATTATTGTTTGCTAGAAAAAATCCAGTTTTATTTTTAGAACTAGCTAGCGATGATAATGTTCAGCTTAGAAACTTTGGTATTAAAGCTGTTGAAGAAAATATTATTAAACTATCAGATGATCAGCGACACTTTATGTGGACGTCAACTAATAGAAAAATAATGACAGTTCCTTTTGATGAACATCCATATACAGCTTTAGCTCATTGGTTTAAAACTGATGAAGGTATGGAAATTTATTCTAATATAGAAAAAAGAATAAACTAGTAAGTTCAAACTACAAAACTATAGCCACCTTAACGGGTGGCTATTTTTATTTAGGGCTAACCTTTCACTTTATTATGTAACTATATTATAGTAAAATAGAAACAAATGGCAGTAGAAATAAACAGAGTATATCAAAAGGTTTTAGCTATAGCTAATAAAGAACAGAGAGGCTATATAACGCCTCAGGAGTTTAATTTATTAGCAGATAAAGCACAGATGGAAATATATAATAATTATTTTCATACAATTAAAATGGCTCAAAGAAAACCCAATAGTCAAGCTTCTTACGCTGATGAAGTAGAAATGACTGAAGAAAAATTACACCCTTTCCATGTTGATGAAGATGCTACGACGTCTATAGCTTCGCTTACTTTGCCAGCAAATACTTTTAAAATAATAGGTATTACTAGAGGTGGAAACAAAGTAACTCAATTAAACAAAAGTGAAATATCATACACTGAAAATAATCCTTTAACAAAAGCTACAATTACTAGATCTACGTTCGTAAGAGAAGACAGCGGTGTTGTTACTATACATCCAGCTCCTACAGAATCAACCACTTTTGAAGTTAGTTATTATAAAAGACCTGTAGCGCCTAATTGGACATACGTTGTAGTTAATGGTAAAGCTTTATATAACTCTGGAGCAAGCGATGCACAAAACTTTGAGCTACATGCAAGTGAAGAAGAGAATTTAGTTTCAAGAATATTAATGTTAGCTGGAGTAATAATAAAACAACCTGATGTTTATCAAGCTGCTACAGCCGATACTCAATTAACAAAGCAACAACAAAATAGTTAATTATGGGATTATTAGACGGAACAACACAAAACCAATATTACGATTCAAGTAACTCTGCTAATTATGGTAATTATCAGTTTACTACTTTAGAAAATATAATAAACGCTTTTATGTTTGCTTATGTTGGTGAAAATAAAATAATATCTAAAGTTAGTAGAACTGATGTTCAGTTTCATGCTATGCGTGCAATACAAGAATTATCATACGACGTATTAAGATCTTTTAAATCTCAAGAAATAGAAGTACCAAACACGTTGTCTATAATACTGCCTCAAGACTATGTTAATTATATAAAGGTTTGCAGAGTTGGTGATGATGGCTTAGAAAGAGTTATATATCCAGCTAGAAAAACTTCTGACCCATTTGCTATAACTCAAAACGCAGATGGCGTATATCAGTTTACAGGTGATAACTTAACAGAACAAACGCCTAGTAATACATCTGAAAACTTTACTAATCAAACTCCAGCTGATTTACAATTATACGATATAAACTATACTACTGATGTTGAGATAAGCACAGAAGGAAGAAGATATGGTTTAGAACCACAGTTCGCTCAAATAAACGGTACTTTTTTTATTGATCA